TCATTTCCCTCGCTTCCACGCCACATACCGGCGGCCCAATTCGTAGATGGTCATATCGTGATTTTTAGCGTAGTCTTTGCCCAGTCCCATTAGTGACTGAAACCCGGTTCCGAACGGGTCCTGAATCTGCCGAATCCGTTTATCTAATCGTTTTAGATCGTCTGCTGTCATGCTGCCGCCTCCTGTGATAATTCTATATGGTTATTATATCACAAGATTCGACAAACGTAGGCGTGAAAATCAGGCACATAGATCTTTTGAACAATCTGGTCAGTCTGCCCACACATCGTCCATTAGCTTTTGAATGTGCTGTTTACGTTCCTTAGTACCTTCTGCGTCAACTCGAACGCTGATAATATCTCCCTCTTCAGCCCCAATTGGGATAGCAGCACGAGGAATATTTACTAATTTCTGATTTTCTAGTTCTACAACAGCGAAATCGCCTTCGAAACGATCAATCGTATATTTCATATTGCATTCTCCCTATTATTGTGGCGGATTGCATCTGCTACATGGTCCATATCCCTGTGCTTTCGCATCTTTTAACGATATTGGATGTTTGCTCTTCTTCAAGTATCGGCAGCCATCTCTATGATATTTTGATCCGGTATCAGTAATATAGACCGTAACACTTTGGTTATCAGTGGATGGGGCAACTACTGCCGGCGCTTTTGAAGACGGTTTCTGTACAGTTGCCGCGGGTTTCTGCGATACTGGAGGTGCCTGTTCCTGCTTGTTGGATGCTTTTTTGTCAACTGTGATTGTCTTAGCATCAGACGTAAAAATTATAGTTCCGTCGTTATCTGTACGATAGACTGTAGCTCCAATTTTTTGCAACTTTGAAAGTGTCGCTGCGGTCGGATGTCCGTAGCTGTTTCCGGCACCGACCTCAACCACAGCATACTTAGGACGAACTTTATTTAAAAACACTTGTGATGTGGAAGTATTACTTCCATGATGTCCTACTTTTAAAACATCAGCTGAAACATCTGCTGTGATCTGTGATTCAGATGGCTCGCCAGAATCACCCATAAAAAGAAATTTGTTGGCACCATACGTTACTTTAACAACAGCCGAATATTGGTTTAGGTCACTTCCGGTCATATCAACCGGGGCAATTATATCAATATTCAGGTTACCCGCCGTTAGCATATTCACGCCAGACTTTGCTGTATTAACCTTCAGACCTTTGTTTTTAACAGCACTTAGCAGATTTTCAAACGTTTTGGTATTAGTGGATTTTTTAGGCATATAGACTTGGCCAATATTAAGGCTGTTAACTACTGTAGTCATACCGCCTATATGGTCCGCATGAGGATGAGTGGCTACGAGATAATCAATTTTGCTGTGGCCTAATCCTTGAATATAGCTTACAACCTGCGCCCCATTTTCACGGTTGCCGGCATCGATCAGCATGGTTTGACCGTTTGGTAGCTCCAAAAGCTCAGAATCGCCTTGTCCAACATCAATATAATGGATTTTCAGCTTTGCCCCTAAAGTAGGAGCATTGCCTGCCTGATTGACCGTGGACACAGCCGAGGGTAATAAGTTGCTGGATACTTCCTGGTTTTGAGAGGACTCTGAGGACTCTGAGGACTCTGCCGAAGGCTTCGAGGACGAGGCCGCCGAAGAAACTACGCTGCTGTTCTGTGAAGAAGGCATTGCAGTATTCGTTGAAGTTGTCGCCACTTTAGGAGCAACAGCAGAATAAATAATTATAGGAATAACTACTGAGCATACTTTAATCCAATTCTTGTTATTAAATCCCATCTTATTTTTCAATAAATCATTAATAACCGGATTCAATAAGGCTGCCGGCAAAATAAAGAAAATTGCAGTCCATGTTGTGGAAAGCAAAGTAACTGTGCTTAGCATGAAAAAGATTGATAATACCCACAACAAAATATCTATAGCTTTTTTACTTTTCATCAATGTTCCCCTTCCTATGCTAATAATATATTAATAATAGCATAAAAGGAAAATTTTTCAATCTTAACTAAACTCAAAATCCTTTCCAAGCAAAAAAATAAGCCCCCGGATTTCTCCGAGGGCTTAAATTCCGCCTATTCCCTTTATTCCGCGTCCGTGGTGTCGGGCGCGACCGCCCCGCTTTCGCCGGACCCTGTTGCGGTTACATGCTTAATCTGTGCCGCCCGATCTGCTCCTGTGGATGCCGTTGCCGATACATCGGTACTGACGACTTCGCCAGTTGGCGTCAACGCCGCATTGCCGTTGATATTTACCGTTGTTCCGGCGCTTGCCGCGTCTACCAGCCCCTCGCCGACAATGTACGCCACGACCGACCCCAGTGCCATAATAACGCCGGTGATCTGCGCCGTGTCCGTCTGGATGCCCAGCAGGGCAATCACGCCCACGACCAGTCCGGCCAGTGCTACCCAAAATTTACGGGATGTCAATTTCTGTTTCCAGTTGATCATAAATATCCTCTCTTTCTTCCCTTAAAGAGCTAAATCATTCAACTATCTGCCATTTATCCGAAAACAGTTCAATCATAGTTTCTTTCCATGGTACGCGCCCAAAGCAGCTTTCAACGTAGAGATACGGCGCCGTCATTTTACTGTGTTCATCTGGGAACTGTGCTCGGATAACAACATCAGGTTTCCACTGAGGCAATCTCATTCCTTTTCCTTTTTTAACTTGTTCAAATGCTTCTCCGAAATTCATAAATAATACCTCTTTCCGCCGGGCTTACCGGCTTTTATTTTTTGTCATCGACAATTTCATCAATCCGATGATGCGCCTGCTTGGACGAACTCTCGACCGCAGTCAGGCGTTCGCCATGTTCGGACAGCACAGCATTGATCTTCGCCAGCTCCGTGCCTGTCCCTGACACACTGGATTTAATGTCATCCAGTTTCGTGTTGACTGTGCCTTTCCATTCGCCGTCATTCAGAATCTTTTTATCCCGCCCTGCAATCCAGCCGGCAAGGCCGACAAAACAACCGATGACGGCTATTAATGCTCCCACCTCAATCACACCCATTCCGAACACCTCACTTAATTCTGTACGCAAACCGCTTCATCGGTTTCTCCCCCGGCGCGGCGGTATAGATTCCGGCTTCCGTTCCGGGCCGTCCGACCGCCACCAGTGCGAATAGCTGGTCGTTTCCGGTGCGCGGGAACGGCACAACGGTCACAACCCCGCCGGTCCCCGCCGTCAGGGATACGTTCTGCGGGCATGTGGTTTTCACCGTGTAGTACTGACCGTGTGGGCGGGACAGGTCCATGGTCGTGTCAATCTGAACCGCGGTACGCGCGGATTTCGGATAGCCGTTGTATCCACCTGCACGAATCATGGTCGGGTAGTCGCGGAACGACACGTCAATATCCACATTGCCGCTGATGCCGGGAATATGCCCGGCGCTGCCGGTCTGCTGGATATAGCACGGATAATCCGGTCCGCCGGAATAGTCGGCCAGCCATACATCGTATTTCTTAACCGCGTTTTTAAAACGTCCGGACCTGATGAAATCAATATTCGTGTAGATGTTCACAAACCAGCCATAGGATTTCAGCCTGTCCAAAAACGCGCAGGCAAACGAATCAATTTCTTCGTTTGTCGGGTCCCGACCCATAACGCGCCTGAAATAATCGACGGAATTGTATTCGTAGTCATAGGCAATCGGGAATAACAGTTTGCCCCTGTACGGCTGCAATAACTGATTGCAGACGTCCGCTTCCCGCCGCGCGTCAGCCGGTGAAGTTGCATACCCGAAGTAATACCCACCAACATGCAGGCCATGCGCAAGTGCCTGATCTACATTTTCGCGGTAGTGCGGGTCAACCTGATTTGCCGTGTTGCCCATGCCGATGCGAACCAGAGCAAAATCAATTCCATGGGCGTCCACCTTGGACCAGTTAATATGGTTCTGATATTTTGATACATCAATACCATTCATTTCGGTCATCCTTTCTGACATAATTTTAGCCGCCCCATACGGGACGGCTATGCTGTGTAATCCTCGCCAGTAATCGTTTTGTAATCAGCGGCGGGCAATTTACCTGCGGCAACCAGCGTTTTGATTCTGCTGATGTCCCACAGTAACGGATAATATTTTTTTGCGAGCGCTAAAACATCCATTATAGGCTCACCCCCGTCATAACACTTAAATAGTCAACGTCTGCCCGGAGCTACTCCGTTGCAGTTGGCTGTGTATTTATTGGCCGCTGAGGAAATGCGGGTTCAGTTACGGTTGGTTCATTACCCCACGTATCCTCAACTTTTTGCACAATCTCAACCGGGCATTCCGATTCAAGCTGTGTGCGGCCGCGAACACTGTTGACATAGGCACGCACACCGTATTCATCTGAATGGATAGATACGCTGTTTTGTTTTAATGTATTAGGATAAATTTGCATAGCTTGCACCTCCCACCTTTATTGCGTAATATAATCACCTGATATTGAAATTAAAAATGTATCAGTAATCTTGTCGGCACTGACGTCCCATGTGCCACCCGTAGATGACATCGATTGTCCGATAGATATTTGTGTATCACCCGTAGCAATAGGCTGCACTGCTCCGCTAATATTGCTGATTCCATACAATGACGCTACAGCAAATGCCGTAATGGCATTTGCTGAGAACGGTAATCCACCTATTGCTAAATATCCGTCCATTCCACCTTTACTCGAAATTTCAATGTTTCCATCAACATGGCATTTTTGGCCAATCTTATACCATGTCCCTGATTGTGCGGTATATGTTGGCGCCCCTGCGACCGTATCACCACTTAGGGTCGGCGTCCACGTTCCACTTTCAGGCGCAGGGCATAGCCCCGCTGCAAGAAGCTGTGCCAGTGCTATATCAGACGTTAATGGAAGATCGGCAATAGTGCGGGACTGCGGTACTTTGGTATCAGTACTGTCCTTTACCGCTTTGACTGCCGCGTCAATCGCCGCCATATCAGAATTGTAATTGGTCAGAAATTTGATCGGGTCGCCAGCCGCATACTGTGACAAATTGTAGTTTGCGGTTTGATTTGATGTAGACAATTAATTCACCCCCAAGAATGTTTTTGCACTGGTATCGAAATCTGCTGCAGAAATTTCCAGCGCGTCGAAGTTCTGTGCGGATTTATCGAGATCGTCCAGTTGCTGGGCTGTGACGGCAGCGCGGAAGATATACGCTGTCAGCTGATCGATGATATTTGTGCAGTAATCTATTTGTCCAGTGAGAGGATTCACCATCTGATAGAGCTGCCCGGCGTTTTGTGCCGCTTGATTTGCAGCTATAGTCGCACTATTTGCAGACGTTGCAGCTGAATTTGCCGCATTTGCTGCAGCACTGGAGGTATCGAGCGCGGTCTTTGCTTTCGTTAATGCTTCTTTTGCATCCGCTGCCGCCTGACTCGCGGTGTCCGCTGCCGTCTTGACTTCGTTGAGCGCTGTCACCAGTGCGCTGAATTCGTCTGTTGATTCCATCGCGCCGTCGAGGTTAGACGGTTGAATTTCCAGTACAGGGCCGACCGCTTTCAGCGTGTGGTTGTCTGGCCATGTAACCAGTATTTCGCAGCTTGCCCGCCCCGGAGCGGCGGTTACCTGATATGACAATGTAAATTTGCAGACTCCTCCGGCGGTATCCGAAACTGTTCCGTCCATGAAAACAACCGTGCGGTCCGGCTTGTGGACGTACAGCCGCGCGGACGCGTCGGTCAGGTCAACGGCTTGCCCGGCAGAATCGATCAGCGTGATATTCAGAATTCTGGAATCTGCTTCGCCTTGTATGGCACGAATAGGGATAGGGGACTTATTCCACACGGGCAGAATGATGTTTTTGGTTGGCACAGAACCGCCTCCTTGAAAAAAATTCCTTTCCGACGTAGAATTATGTCGGAAAGGAGGTGAGAAAATAATGGGTCTAACAAATGGAGAACGTAATTTTCTTAATATTGCAAAGAAAAAATATCAAGAAACGAATAAAAATGAATTTTCTTTTTCAGATTTAGGTATTGATGCGGAAACATACGAAGAAATTAAAAACTCATTGGAAGAAAAAGGCTACATAGAATCTTTAGGAAGCTATATAACCAAGCCATTCCGCATTACAGCAGAAGGACTTCAAATTTAGTCCTACCTTTCAAGATCGGCTCTCTTTGCTGCAAGGGGGGCCGATTTATCTGTAAAGAAATCATTACCTAAAAATCGCTTTGCGTCTACAGTCATCGTCAGTTCAACGCCGTCATCACTGGCTGCGTCATGGCAATATATAAGTTTTTTTATTCCATCAACAGCGTGACCGTTAATATACAAAGCAGTGCAGTGTCCACAGCCCTGTATGACAATAGAGTTCTTTTCGTACAATTCCATAGCTTGATTTCTCCTTTCGTGCATAACAAAAGCCCTGCGCCGAAGCGCGGGGCTTGGTTGATTCGGTTGTGGGGCGGGTTAAGCAACGGTCATTTTCACTCTTTGATCGCCATAGGTCATATACATTTCCTTGACAAATGAAATATCGGAATAAGGAATCTTTAAGCTGCAACGCCCGTCATCCCAATAATAGATTTCATCACCGGCCGGATTGAGAATTTTAGCGCCGAGGTCTTTCAATGTCTGCGTGTCACCGGTGCCGCCTCCAAAATGAACATGAATACATTTGTTTGCGGTATCAATGCTCGACTGGAAACCACTAAAATTCACACTAACCGTTTTGCCAATCACGGTTCCGTCATGCAATTTTGTCCATGTGCTCGGGTCCGTATCGCAGGTTATTGCCGTTTCGTCAATCGTAATCTGCGGTCCTGCGTCTTTTACCTGTACCATAGTAATTTTTCCGTCCTTTCCTACCTGCGTTTCCACATGTATGCCGGACGTAGAAGTTTTTACTTCCTCCGCTGCGGCTGGGAAACAAAATGCAGAGAGAAGTACGAATAAGCAGGAAAGAGTCGATAATGCTTTTAACGTCCTATTTTTCATTTTTCTCATCCTCCTGTTATTCAGTATACCCTCATTTTATGAGATTTCAAGGTTTTACGTTCAAGAAAAGTCATCTTTGAAATTAATCGTCATGTACTCCTACAATTATCCCATCTTGAATTTCAAGATAGCGCGTTTTCTCTCCGCCCCAATGCATCACTGGAATATCGTCCGTAATACCTCGTTCACCGTTTGCGTAAATACTTCCGCCAGGAATTGTAAGCCTATTTCCAATTTCAAGACTCTTAGCGTACACTGCGCTACTTTCCTGCGCGTTCAGCGATAAATCCGGGGATTCGATGCTGACTTTGTTTCCTCCGACTATAAGCCCTGCCTGCCCACCGCAAGTGATAGAACCAATAACGTCCCCGTCGTCATCTTTCCATTCTGCTTCACCGGCAAACGTACCGCTGCTAAGATAAAACTTGCCTTCCTCCAAGTCCAGCCACCACGAGCCATCCTCCGACTCGATTCTGCCGGTTCGGATACAGGCCCCATCAATCTCCGTTTCACCGTTTTCAAGGTTCGAGATTTTCACCAGACCGGACAGCTCCAGCTTTTCGGCGGCAATTTTAATCTGTTCCGGGGAAACGTTGATTTCCGCAATCAGGCTGCCCTTGTCGGCTTTTAACGTGATCTGCCCGTTTAACTGGGTGATCTCCGTTTTGGCTTCCTCCACGCCCGCGTTTGCTTCGTTTGCCGACTTCTGTGCCGTTTCAGCTGTTTCCTGCACCACACTGATATTGTGCTGCACGGTCGGCACGACGGAGGACAGGGTCAGAACGTTTCTCTGCGGCTCTTTCGGATATTCCTTATACTCCATAATCTGGTGATCCAGCCGGACTTTCCGTCTCCGGTCAATCAGCGTGACGACTTTGTACATGGAAAACTCGAAATCTTTATATTTGACGCCGTCCAGCTTTTGAAGGTCGATCACGTCGCATTCGTAGGACCGGACAGGCGCGGACAGGGAGGCGAGCCGCGCGATGGCGTCGGCTTTCAGGCTTTCCGGTACCGTGTAACGTTCATCCGACCAGTACCCGCAAACCACTTTGTCACTGTATTGATGGTTTTCAACGTATTCTTTCCCGTCGTTTACATCCGCAATGGTCATCCCGCCTTTGCCATACGGATACAGCCGGGTAATGAATTCATCGGTTTTTCCTTTAAACCCAAGGCCGCGCAGGTTCAATTCGTCGGTCAGGTATTCGCCGGAGGGCGTTGTGTTGTTCGGGTTGAGAACCACAACGGACTTTTTAACCGTGTGCCATTCGAACGCGACGGAATATGTACTCAGCGCCTGCTTGATCACATCATAATCCGTAGCGTTTTCAAGATGAATCGTCCGGCGGATTTCCGGGTCGTACCCGGACACTGTCCATCCGGGAAGCAGAGAGGAAAGCAGGGCGGACAACGTGACGCTGCCGGAATCATATGCCTTGTGAAAATTTTCTTTCAGGAAGTCAAGGTCGACTTCACAGTCAATTGTTACCCAGGAACCCGGCTGGTCAATATACTTGACCAGATAGCCGTTGTCCCTGTACTCAACACGGTTTTCCTCCGCGACATGCGTATAGGTTTCACTGTCGGGCTGCAGGTCAAATTCAAGGGTATCAAATCCGCCGTCAATGTGGGTGATGGAAAAGTTTTTCATGTCTGTAATTGGGCATTTCTGCCCGTTGTCATAAATAGAAAGCATCGTTTCACCTCATAAATAAGTAGGGTAATAACTGATTGCTGCCGGGATAAACCGGGACATGGAAATCACCGTGTCCGGGTGCTGCGGATCAAAAACAGGAAAATCCGTCAGGCCGGTTTCTGAAAATTTGTTTGTTCCGTTCTGTGTGACAGCCTTTTCAATGCCGTCAATAACTACCTTTGCGCCGTTCGGAATGTCGTTCAGCGTTATGCCGCAGATTGTGAAATCGGGCAGTGCGTCCGGAGCGGTAAATTCAATCCTGTAACCCGCCGGGGCTGTACCTCCATAGTGCAGCGAAAACGGACTGCGGGGAATATCCACGGATACCAGCGCGGTATGCTGAACACTTTGAAACACCAGCGTGAACTCCGCAATCCAAGGGGTGGGCCAGTCGACTTCCGAAACACCGGACAGCGCCGAACGATAATAATATCCATCCGGCATCAGCAGCTCCGTTGTTTTGTTGACGGCCAGAACCAGCGCGGAATATTTTTGCATTGCGTCCGCGTAATCCGCACCGATTACATCGACCGTCGCGGTCAGGCATTTCGGCGTGATTTCAGATTTTAGCAGCCGGGGGAATGCGTAATTGTTTCCCGGTGTAATCGTGTTGGTCAGAACCGGCGCACCCGGCTTCCAGTCCAGCAGCTTCGCCCCGTAATCGGAGAGGGGCATTCCATCTATATACATCGGTTCTGTCGGCATGTGCTATCCCTTCTTCCATCCCTGTTGTTGTGACTCCACCGGTGCGGTTGCACTGGCAAATTCCCGACCCTGCAGGTCAAAGTGTGCTTCTACGACGGACGGCCCGGTATAGGGCTCCGCTGCTTCCTTACCGGTTCCGTACCCGCCCGCAAGAGCAACCTGATACTGCGTGCTGGCATGGAAGGACGCGCCGACTTTCGCCTGCTCTGCGGAAATGGCTGTGCGGGCTTTTTCCATCATGCCGGCAAGCTGGTCTTTCATGTTTTGAATCGTTCCGGGCATTGCTTTGTCCATCCCGACCGTAATGCCGGGCGGAATGAACTTGCCGATCTCTTTTTCCATCAGCTTAGATGGGGAATGAATCCCGAAAAATCCCTTGATTCCGCCGACAATATCGTCCATGAAACCGCTGATTTTGGAAAGAATCCAGTTTTTCACGGATTTGATGCCGCTCCACAGGCCATGAATCAGCTGCTTGCCGATGTTGGTCAGGATTTCCCCCGGATGCCCGAACGGTGTTTTAATGGATTCCAGAATTCCTTTCGCGGAGCTTTTAATCCAGCTGCCGAGTGACTTGATTCCTTTCCCCAATCCTTTAATCAGGCTTTTGCCAAGGTTCAGCATGTCAAGGTGGGAAATGATGTTAAAAATCGCAAGCGCAATCTGCCCGGCGTTTTTGATAATTACCGGGATACTTTTAATGATCCCTTTCGCCAGCATAATGATGATCTTTACACCGGCGGCAAGAATCTTCGGCAGGTTCCTGTCTATAGCATCAAAAAACTTATTGATAATGACCGGTACTTTTTCGATGAGGGTTGGGAGGGAATCAATTAATCCCTGCGCCAGCGCCAGAATCAGCTGAATCCCAGCATCCACGATGGTATCAATGTGGTCGATCAGGGAATCCGCCAATGTCAGAATCGTATCAATTGCGATTGGGATGATTTGCGGAAGGGATTGGGTCAATCCCTGAATGAAGCCGAGAAACACCTGAACCGCCGTTTGGATGATGGTCGGAAGGTTGTCAACAAATCCCTGTGCGAGGGAAGCGATTGCATTCACCGCCTGCATGGTAAGCTGCGGCACTTGCGCGGCAAAGCCCTGCGCGAACTGTAAAAGCAGTTTGCCGCCTGTGGAAAGAATCTGCGGAAGCAGCGTAATGATTCCGGTTATCAGGGAGGTGACGATCTTGACCGCCGCACCTGCAAGCTGTTCGGAGTGATTCTGAATCCCGGTTAAAAATGACTGGATCAGTGACACGGCGGCATCAATCATTTTCGGCGCCGCGTTTGCCGCTTTTACGGCAATGTCCGCAAACACGGTTCCCAGTTCAGAAACCAGCCCGTCCCAGCCGCCGGTTTTAAAAGCGTCTGACAGCTGCTTAATATACCCGGTCGCGTCCTTTACAACGTCTTTCAGCGGATTATCAACATCCTGATATAAGCTGATGCCAAACCCTTCGAGGGAGGACTTCATAATGGTAAACTGCCCCTGAAGGTTGTCGTTCATAATATCAGCTTGTTTTTGTGAAGCACCTGCGGCGTCATTGATGCTTGCGGTCAGCTTTTGATAATCACCGTCGCTGGCATTCACGATGGCCAGCAGACCGGACATTGCTTCTTGACCGCCGAGCGCGGAAGCCATCTGTGTTTTTTGTGCGTCGGAAAGCCCGCTGAATTTCTCGCGCAGCTGCCCGACAACGTTAGCTAACGGAAGCGCTTCACCGCTTGCATCAGTAACCTGAATCCCGAGCTGCTGAATGGCTTTTGCGGCGTCTTTCGGCGGGTCCGCCAGCCGTGTAAAAATGGAGCGAAGGGAAGTACCGGCTTGTTCGCCTTTGATTCCGGCGTTTGCCATCAACCCGATTGCCGTCGCGGTATCTTCAATGGAATAGCCCATCGCGCCGGCCAGCGGGGCCGCGTACTTAAAGGTCTGTCCCATCAGCCCGACGTTGGTGTTGGACGAGGATGCCGCTTTTGCCAGCACGTCAGCAAAATGCGCGGAGTCGGATGCTTTCAGGCCAAACGCGGTAATCGCGTCGGTTACAATGTCGGAAACGCTGGCAAGGTCTTCTCCGGATGCGGCGGCAAGGTTCATGACGCCGGAAATGCCGTCCAGCATGTCATTCGTTTTCCATCCGGCCATCGCCATATACTGGAATGCCTCAGCGGATTCCGTTGCGCTGAATTTAGTTTTCGAACCCATTTCCTGTGCTTTGGTGTTTAATTTTTCCAGGTCGCTGCCCGTAGCGCCGGAGATTGCCGATACTTTTGACATAGCGGCTTCAAAATCCGAGCCCACCTTTACAGCAGCCGCCGCGCAGGCCCCAAGGGCGGCCGCCGTGCCGCCAATCACCTTAGCCGTTCCGCCCAGTGCGGATTTGGTAAGGCTGCCGATCTTCGACAGCCCGGCTTTAAAGCCGGAACCGTTGATCGCGGTATTAATTTTGATAGAACCATCGTAAGCCATGCATCCACCTCCCTGCGTCTTTTATTTCCCAAGTCGGTTCAGTACCCCCGAAACGTTCCCGCCACGAAGGAGGGCGCTGTCAATTTCATCAAGCTTTTCCTGCTCGCCGCGCGGCCTTGGAAGAGCGTAACGCCGCTGCATCTTCAGATAATACTTTTTCTGTTCGCCCCTCATCTTTCTGGTATCAGCTGCCCGAAATCCCATGATTTTCACCATCATGTTTTCCGGGCGCAGGGAATCAAACAAGGCACGAAATTTCCACCAGTGGAGAAATTTGACGGATTCCAGATCAATGCCGTAATCGGAAAGGAACGCCGCGAAAATGTACCCGCCGTCATGTTCATAGGAATAAATCCGCTTTCCGCCGCTTCTGCCCGGATTCCCTTTCTTCGCTTCTTCACCGCATCCGTAGAACCAGACGATTTTTTCAAACGCGGCAGGGATATCCGGTGGAACTTTCGGATAAAAAAGCCGTAAAGCCAGAATGCCTCGCAGTTCATCCGGAACGTCCGGGTCAAACATCAGACTTTCAAATTTGATACAGTTTCGGAAATCCGCGTCAATCGGATACTCGGTGCCTCCAATCTCCACAAACCCCGGCGCCCGGTCCAGAAGCAGATTCATTTCTTTGCGCCACGGCGAAATTCACGGTTCGGCAGGTACTTTGAATAAATCTCCTGCATTTGCTCATGGCCCACGGCTTTCGTCTGCTGTACCAGTTCTCCGAACGCGGAAAGGCAGGCGCCCATATCCGTTTTGTTCCCGAACAGTTTTCGGTCGGTGCCTTCCCCAAAGACGGTGTTAAAACAGTCGAAAATTTCATGGCAGATCGCCCGGATTCCTTCGGAGAGTTTCATGGATTTGTCGACTTTAATTTCCTGCGTGCGCTTTTGTACGCGCTCAATTGCAGCTTCATATGTCTCAACTTCGTCGGCATCGAGAGGATTAAATTCCAGCTCGACGCCGCTGATTTTTATTTTACTCATACCGCCGCTGCCTCCGTGAAGGTCTTTGTACTGGTGTCAAACGTCCCTTTTACCGGGTCCGATACGCCGAGGAAGTCACCGTTTACGCCCATTTCGCCGTCGTTGTCAGGCATTTCGGAAATGGCAACCGCAATGGTGCGTTTCCGGGCGTTGAATGTATTTTCCTGACCGTCCGCCGGGTCATCGAGATCGACCTGGACAAAATCCGTTTCCGCATCGGCGCCGGTTTTCAGGTCCTTGCCAATCGCCATCACAAAAGCCAGTGCGGTTTCGCTTTTAATCTGGTCGGCTTCAAACGATGCCGACCATTCATAGCCGGTCACATGCTGCGAAGCGGATTCCATATTGACGTACCGCTTGCTTGAGGTTTGCGCGGAAGGGGATTCATCCAGCTTGGAAAATCCGGTGCCGCAAAGGGAGTACTCCGGTGTTTCCGCCGTGCCGGTATTGATATAATCCGCTTCTAATGTGCGTTTTCTTACGCCCATTAAAAATCATCCTTTCTGTAAATAAATTAATCTGCATTGAATTTGGTACCGACCGGATTTCGGACCGGCGGTAAATAGATAGCCGGTGGACTGCGCTTCAATGGACTCAGGTTCCATGCCGGGCGGTAACTGTGGGAAATTCTCGGCGTTGGTCTGTTCTTCCAGCCAGGCGGCAAGCTGTTCGTAAAACCCGGAATTTGCCACGTTTTGCAGTGCGTCGGAGCCGTAATCGTTGACCGACCGGATCACAAAAAGATACTGCCGTCTGGTGTCGCCGTTAACATACCTTTTGATGATCTCCGTTGCCGGCGTGGTATCGATGGAATATTCAATTCCTTTTTCCGGGAGAAAGTCCACATTAATCTTGCTTTTGCCCATCAGGGGGCAGGTAAGGAAATACTCCCGCAGGGCCTGAATGATTGTGTCGGCCATTTATTTTCCTCCCGCTTTCTTCTTTGCACCGCGGATGATTTCACCCTTGTGATCGGCTTTCATTCGCTCGAACCACATGCCGCCGCGCTGTGCGTCATAAGGGCGGCTCTGCGCCGTCGTGTAATACTGTTTTGCCGCATAGGGTGCCACATAATTGACCTCACCCGAACCAATTACTGTGCCAAGCTTCCCCGATTTTATCAGCGTGCCGGTCTGAAACGGGATGTAGGGCGCGTCCAGCCGGAGCGTTTCGCTATCCACAAATTTCTGCGCAGAGGAAAAGTGCTTTGTTTGTTTCGCTCCGAATCCTTTCTTCCACTCAAATTTTATGACCGCTTTGCCTTTGTTTTTTCCGCTTTTAAGCTTGTGCGTAAACATACAGCCTTTTGGGGTGTGAACGATAATTTTATCGTTTTCTCCGGGTTTAGCCATAACTATTTTCCCTCAACTTTCCAGTGCTGTACCGCGGGGGAACCGCGCCGGTTATCGGCCCAGCCTGTTATCAGAAAATGTTTGCAGGGAATACTTTTCGGGTCGTCGGCACCCACCATTCCACGCGCCACGATATCCCCGTTTTGCAACGTCCACAGATTGGGCAGAGCCGCCCGATCTGCCGCCGCATACTTTTCCGGTGTAACAAACGTTTTGTCGTCAGGCGCGGAGGAAACGGGAATTCTCACAATATACTGGTCTGCGCTCATCAGGCCGTTGTCTCCAACGCTGACCGCCTGCTTGCCGTACCAGTTGACGCCGGAAATCTGCGTTTTCCGCCATTCATCCAGCCGTGTTTCTTCGTTGTAATGCTTATTAAAAACCGTGATGTCAGCGTTTGTCAGCATCAGCGGCACCGCCCAACCGAACGGTCCATCAGGCCGGCAGGCATCAGGTAGGGCCGCGCAGCTTCCAGCTTTGCGGAATCGATTGCGGCCCGTGCTGTTTCCGCGTCCTGGTAGCTGACGCTGTACCCGTCCGTGTTTTCGCTTTTCAGCCCTGCGGCGGCCACGGATGCCTGTTCGGCTGCTTGGTATCGTTTGATTTCCTCCGCAATGGCGCAGTCTGCCATTTTAACTTCATCGGTTACAGCCCACCCGGAATGAATCCGGTTAAAGGTGATCCTGTCAAGAAACAGAGCCGCCCGCCGCTCGAAAGACAGAAACTCCGCCTCGGAAATCAGCGAGCCCCCGAAGGGGCCCGAATAAAAGGAGAAATCCGCATACATTTAAATCCTCCTTACTGAATAACCGGCAGGGTAATATCCTGCGAAACCGGCGCACTTGACACCGTAATGGCTGCCGACTGGGTGACATAGCCGGATTTCTTAATCGTTACCGGATAAGTACCCGCGCGCAGGTTAAAGACCGCCGTGCCGTCTGTACCGGTTGTTTTCTTCGCACCGTTGACGTCAACGCGGGCATCGGAAACGGCCGCCGGGGTTTCTGCGTTGTCGGTCACGGTGAAAGTGACGGCATAATCCGTCGCCGGGGTAGCCGCTTCCAGGTAGGCAAACGGTACATTCGTGCGGTTGCCGTTCATACGGGTCGCCGGGTTCGGCAGCGCCCACCCCAGACGCATCACAACGCGGAGCGCAACCATATCCTGCTGCGCGAGGTTGTAAACAATTTCTTTTGTGGACGGATTCTGAATGACGCCCTGATCAAGCATTTTGACCGTCACATCCTGACGCATGGCGTAAACCGCCTGATTCCATGCACCGGCAATCATCTGCGCGACGGAACCGTCAAAGGCGCCGTTTTGTGGGAATACCATTGGGCTGCCGTCAAGGGAATACGGCGTGCTGCCTTTCATGTCGGACACAAAAAGCGGGCGGCCGTTGCTGTCCTTCAGGCTGCGGAGTGCCGCGCGGGTCCGGATTCCGGCAACAACGCCGTTGACCGCATAGCCGGAGTCCTCCACTTTGGAGATCAGCCCGCCGGGTCCCATCAGGCTGTCGTAAGTAATGCCGCCGGAAGCGGACACATTGTTACCGGCCTGTCGTGCCAGCGTGATGATATCGTTCTGCCATTCGGGCGGCCGGTTAATGCCGAAAATCATCGCCTGATCGATCTTAATTCCAAGGGCTTCGTTGACCCTTGGCGTTACCTGACCCATGATGTCATAGCTGGCATCGTCGAGGACTGCTTCGGGAATCGGCACGATAGTGGCCAGCTCCGCCGCGGTCAGATACACGTTATCCCACGCCTGCTCCGTGGTTTGCTTATACCCGTTGTCGCCGTTTACCCAGTATGCCATCGGGAGCATATCCAGCACCGGGATTTTGGTCTGCTTGCTTGTCATGTTCGGCAATTTGCGCATCAGAGAAAGGACTGCCGACTGTTTCGGCACATCCTGAAAGATCGTCTTTACAAGCTGTTCCTGAATCAGGGCCTCTGCGGCCGTTCTGTCAATTGCCATAATTTAAATCCTCCTGTTTAGTCGCCGCCGTGGCCAAAGGCTTCACGGATGGCGGAATTCATTTTTTCGGTATCGGTTTGTGCGGCGCTCTGTGCGCCGGGGGCGTGGTCGCTGAATTTCGGCGCGGGTTTGTCGTCCTCGAAAAGGTACCCGTAGGACTCTTTGATCTTGGAAAGCTGATCGTTCAGGCCGACAATTTCGCCGCCGTTTTGTTTCAGCCCGTTCATGTCGAGGTGTGCTTTGACACCCACAACATCGCGGGCCTTTGCGGATTTCAGCGCGTCGGAAATTGCATAATCAAACTTCATGGCGTCAATTTTCTTCTGCGCGTCCGTCTCTGCTGTGTCGGCTTTGTTTTTCCAGTCCGGGTCATACCCGGCCAGTTTACCGTTTGCGGTGTCAAGCTGCGTTTTGTAACCGTCACGCTCGGTTGTGAGAGTGGTAATGGTATTTTTCTGCTTTTCGATGTCGGCTCCGTGCAGCGCCATGATTTTGTCAAGCGTTGCATCTTCCGTGATTCCGAGAGCTGTTAAATCTTCGCGTTTCATATGTCCTCCGTACACTACGCTTTTTACGTGGTCGCTTCACCTGTGCCCCGTAGTTTTACGACGTCGGGCCGGTCAAATTTGAGTATGAAAAAGCGCCCCGAAAATACGGAGCGCCTAAAAATGGGCATAAGAAAACCGCCGGCACATTCATGCGGGCGGTTTAGATGTTAAGATCATCCGAAAATTTATCAATAATACTTTCAAAGATTCGACCAAGCCTCTTTGGTTGCCCCTCGTGGTCGCTGTTGTATTCATAGGGGAAATCGTCCGTAATTTTCTCATGAATAGTAAGAAGCTCATCTTCCGAATAATCATGTTCCGAATCAAACACTACGCCGATTTTTTTAAGTTCTTCTAATTCCTCATTCGAGAAACGGCCTTTCAAATTCTTCACGGTCGCTTTCCTCCCTTCAATTTAGTCGCCCTTTTGGAGTTTGTTCTCCAACCTGTAACCAGTGTGCCCGTTTTCGTATTAATAACAATAGTAGCATGCTCCCCAATAAACTGTTGACTGTCGTCTGCTCTAATCTTACCGATTTTCAGAGGCGAGGTCAAGGCTTCAACGGTATCATTCTTTGAAAAACCTCTGGAAATCGCACGGGCACCAAAATGGACGGATGAATCGGACACCATAACACCGGTCGACGTTACGGTCCCGGCAACAGAAACATATGATTTGGCCTTTTTATTTGCCCAGACGGCTTTCTGTGCCGGACTCCGACCGAATCCAAGAACCTGCTCCCGCTCCCTCTGCCGGTCAAGCCCGGTTTGATGCAGAAAGTCCCGAAGCTGTGTTTCCTGCTGCTTTAACTTCACGGAAGAATTGTTGAAACTTTCCCGCATGGCGTTCCGCAGTTTTTCATCATCGGACTTCATCCCGGCGTCGTACCCGGCAAGCTCGCGCTTTGTCGCCCGGATTTTTCGCTCCATCCCACGCTGCATCTGCGTTGCGTCGTAGTAACTGATCGGGCGCTCCCGGTATGTAACCCTCCGGTTATTGTACTCGTTGATTTTTTCGCGGGGATAAGCGCTTGCGGACAACCCTTCAAAAAATGGAAAAAAGCTGTGTCTGCAATTCCACCCACAAAGCCCCGCGCCGGTTCCAAACCCTGTTTCCGCTACAAAGTCGGGATACTTCCCACTCCCGGACCGGCTGAATACTTTACCCTGCCATGCCTGATGAGCAGGACGCGCGCCGACATGAGCTGTGGTTTCGACTAAATCACAGTCCATATCGTCGGCATACCGAATTGAAATCTGTGCGGCTGTCTGTGAAACACCGGTCAGCACCGCGCGGCGCACGGCAACGTCAAGCCGGTCTTTCCATCCGGTCGGGTACTGAACCATCGTTCCCGCCTTTGCCGCGCTTTTAACTGCTTTGCGAATCGCGGTTACATAATCAAAAGCGCCGCTCTCCACCTGCATTTCCGCAAGCGTGACGGCGTTGATGTATTCTGATTGAGTTGTGACCGCGGTCGTCAGGGATAAATTTTTCAGGTGCCCGACGGTTTTCTGGATTCCCGCCTGCAGGACCTGTGCGGCAGCCGGAGACTGTCGAAGCGGCAGGGGTGTTAATCCGGCGGCTTCATAGATTGCAAGGTCGTATTTCAGCGCTTCGATTCCTGCATTCCTAAAAAGTGCCTGAACCTGTTGGTCACTGGCGTTAGTCAGTTCCGCAACACGCCGAATGACATCCTCATAGAGAAGCCCGGCATCCTGTAAGCGTTCCGCCTGCCATGCGGCGGTCATGGTAACGCCGCCGGTTTTGGTAAGCCGCCGGACAATATCGCGGATGATGGTTTCATCCAGCTTGGAGTAAAGCTCGACGATCCCCTCCGGTACAATTTCAAGGTACTCAGGTGTCAGCGTCGGAACCACCCCCGGAATCAAACCCGAACGGGTTGCTTATGCTGCCCTGTGTTTCGCTCTCAATTTCTTTCGCATCCTCTTCGGAATATCCCTCAAATTTCACAAGATACCGCCAGAACGGGAACTTCCCCGCCGCAACATACTGCCAGAACATTTGCTTTTGCTGCGACGGCTC